TCATTGTCGCCTCCGCTGGAAAAGACATCAACCGAAACGCCTCGTACGTCACTCGTACGACTGGCAAAGGACCGTGCGGGGTTCACACCCGCTACTCAAACGTGAAAAGGGTAATACTTGGTGGTATACGGTCCTCGCAACTTAGGCAGTTGCCGCCTCAACGTTCGAGCTTGCGAAAAGCACCGCCATGACAAGGCCATTGCGACTCGCTACGCTCGTTCGTGTGTGTTACTCAACCTCCTGGGTGCAACCTAGCTCGCACCGCTGCGTCTTTTGCCTCTAGCAGCTTCCGCAGTGCCACCGTCCGCTCTGGCCCAGGCTCGCACAACTCACATAGCCGATGAGCCACAACGAAAAAAGGTTGTGACACTAGCTTCAGGTGGTCGGGCAAGTGATCAAACGAAAACCAGACCAACATGCGATCAATCATGGGTGAGATGTCCGCTTGCTTGTCACTGTGTTTCAAAATCGCGGGGTATGCAGGTTGAATACCGCTGCAATCGTTTTCAAATTGCAACACAAGACCTTGCAACGTTTGATCGCTAGTGGCAATAGAAAATGGAACGCGAACCTGTTCCGTCCGATTTATTTTCAACCATTCCCGCAACACGCATGCATCTCGAATTGAAACGTGTAATCGCAACCATTTTTTTGCGTTGCGCTTTCCATCAACAGACAGTAGATTCCCTTTTTCAACATGTTCAATTAAAACTTGATTTTCATTGCGGTTTCTTCCAGTAATGTCCATGCAGATCCCAGCTTGCATCCAACTAAACTGCTTGATTTCGTCTGTGAAAAAACAAATCGTTGCCACATTAGCGTTGGACTGGAACCGGACGTATGATCTGTTGGGTCTATTGACCCGGCCACTTCCCTCCGAATAAAGCCTTTCGCCAGAAGAATCGTTTTTCATTTCCCACGCCATAGTCTTTTGCCCTTTCGCAAAAAACACTTCACTCACTCCGACTGAGAAACGGCTCTCAGTTCTTGTTTCTGTTGTTCGGCTAGCATGTCGAGGCATGCTCGCACGGCTGCGTCTCGCGACTCCAGCAGCAATCGAGCAGCCTGAACGTGCTCAAAGGCGCCATCAAAATCGTGCGCGATTGTGATTTCTGTGAAGAGACTCCAGTACCGTGCGAAAATCCCCATGACATTTTTGGGCACCCTCGGCACCGACATGTGCAACGCAATTGAGTCCATGTCCTGTTTGTGTCGGTCCGAAACGGAATTGCATGACAAGATCCGACCCGCCCAGTTCTGCGAATCGAGTAGCTTTCGCAGTGCTACGTGCCGTTCGTAGGACGGTGGTAAGTTGCGACGGATGATCTTCGCAACTTCGCAGTAGCCTTCCATTGTCGATCCCAGCTTAGGTGGGACATGGGCCGAATCGATCCAATCTTGGATCTTGTCGGCTAGGACTTCCCAGCAGTCAGGTGTCTCAGGCATCGCTGCACCTCACAGTCCGATCGGCCTTAGGTGCTGCGACAGCGATTGTCTCTTGTTCATTGGGGACGCCTCTATCGAAGGTCACCAGGGTCAAATGTGTGATGCCGGTCGGCAAGCGATCCATAACGCCAGTGCTAGCCGACCAGCCCATCCACGCAGCAAGTGCATGCGTCGTCTCAGTCGTCGCCTCTCTGGACTTGGCGAGCTTTGTCGCCCAGGTGAGAGCGTCAGCCATCGCATTGCTGCCGACGAAAGCTCTCAACGGCATGTCGTCTGCCGACGATCTGGCGATCACGACGACGACCGTGTGATTTTCGGGCTGTCGTTTGCTGGGCAGTGGTTGGATCTTCTTTGGTTTTAGGGCGATTCCCATCAGGCCACCATGTCCACGACTGAGGCCTCGATGTCGACTTCGACCGTGAATGAGACGTCGGCCGTCAGTTCGACGAGCGTGACTGAGTCTCGGCCTCGCATGTTTCGCATCACGGCCCAGAAGTACCGCAGATGGTTCAGTAGCGTCCCGTCGGTGTTGCCGACATGGTGAGCGAACTGATTCCAAGCCGACGCCAACTCTGGCACCGAGCCTCGTACGACCAGCAGAGTCGAGCCGACTCGCAGGACTGCTTCGCGATCGCCGACGCGAGCTGCGACTTGATACAGTCGATCCACATGATTCAAAAATCGTTGTTGCTTTCCCGTCATTCTGACTTGCCCTTTACTGAGATTGAAAAAAGGCCCCGGTATCGATCCGTGATACCGGGGCCACACACCCCGCCCGAAGCGGCTCAAGCTAGTCTCACAAAAACCGACCTGTTTTTGATTCTCAAAACCTCCCGATCGCCAAGCAAAGCACCAGCCGAGATCAACCGAGATTCGGCTGCCGCTTTCTGCTCTGGATTCATTCCTCGAACAGAGGACATCCATGCGCGGTAGCAATTCTCACAAAGCCCTCGACGCGTTGCCTGCTTGTCGCACTCCGAACCATCGCGATTTGTACCGAGGCACTTGTCACATCGGACACGCTCCTCGACTCGTGATTGCTTTCGTCGAGTCCTTCCAGCACGCAAAACCATAATCAGCTGTTCTCTTGAGTTGCTCATGACCAAAACCCTCTGGGCGAGACGCGGTTGGCGTCATGCCACTGAGACAAGCGTTTCATACGCTCGTTTTCACTTGTCTGGATTTTTACGTTGTAAGTCTATAGACGTCAACAGGAATCTCCCAACTTACTCCCAACATTCTCCCAACGTGCTCCCGTTCGTGTAGATGTTTCCCAATGTTTTCATTGGGCTATTGATCTTTGAAAAAAATCGAGAAAGATTACGGCATGAACCACGAGAAGAACCAAATACCGATCGAACGAATCCGAAAGTTCGTTGAACTGCTAGAGCTTGCGGCCACGGAGATGCGAACAGCACTCAAGAACCTGGAGGACGCAAAAATCCAGGAGTTTCCGCACGGCGCATGGAAAACGCTGCACACTGGCATGGAGCATGTGTTCGAGCAGGGCCGGAAGTTCGTCGGCCCTGTCAGTCCAATGGTGATGAGAAACGCCGACGAAATGCTGCTCCCTGAGCAGCTTGAAGAAAAGCGGACACTCGAAGCGAAGTATCGCGAAAAGAGGTCCAGCAAAACTAAGTCGGCGATTGCGAAACAACTTGCTGAGGCAGCAAGGGTGGCGAAGGAATCTCCGAGTCGCAAATCAAAACGGACGTCTGACTAACCCCCTTTTTTCCCCACTGACTGGCAATCCAACTCGCCTTTTTTCGTCCGACTCGCGAGAAGCGAAGCAGAACCTTGGAATCTAAGGTGTCGACAATAAAAACGTTGACTTTCGGCATGATTTCACCACTCAAAACAACAAGACTTTGAAATAACGCAGCTAGTATCCGATGGGTTTTGACACGTATGGTCAAAGCCGTCCTAGATTTCCTAAACCGTCCAGTTTTACTACGGAGTAAAACGCAAAAATCGAGGAAAAACCAATGTTCGCACGAGTGATTTTTATGGTCGCCATGTTGGTCGGCAGTGTTGGCGCCGACGAGTGGGACGTCAAGCACTTGGGATTCTCAGGGATCCCAATCCAGGGAAACGAAACCTTGATGAAGGGGCTCGGATTTGCCAAGCTTCCGGTCAAGAAGGGAATCCTGGTCGCGGTGGTCAATCCGGACACGCCGACTGCTGCCGGGGGACTGCTTCCGTTGGCGATCGTCAGTGCCATTAACCGCAAGCCGGTCGGATCCGAGGACGATGCTGCCGAGGTGCTTTCGTCGCTGGAGCTTGGAGCCGATGTGCTGCTTGCCGGCCACACACTTCGAAAGAACGTGTGGAAGTCCGGGACCGTCAAAACCAAGGTGATGACGCACCGCGATGTGCTCCAATCGTCGATGGAGCGATCGGTGGATTCGATCGAGGGGATCATTCGTTGGGATCACAAGTTCGAACCGGAGGGGCAGTTGAAACAGGTCAAGCTTTACGCGCTGGCCCAGATCGACAAGCCGCCGCAGCTCCGAGCCGAGGTCCTGTGGGTTGACAAAGAGTGGTTGTTCATCAATTCGCTCACGGTGGCCAATGGAACCAGGAAGGAAACCGCCGACGTCAAGCCGTTCACCGGTGCTGAGAAGATCAAGACCGGGTTCATTGTGGAGCGAAAGACTTGTCAGGTATCGCAGGTATTTGGTGATTTGCTGGTTCAGCCAGGGACCAAGGTTCGCATGACAGGAACCAAAGAGTACTATGACCACGATCTGTCGCTCTCGGAGATCTGGATCAACAAGGACGTCGTCGATTTCTATCGCATGATGTCGGCCAAGCCTTGACTCTGCCGACCGAGTCCGTAGACTGTTTGGACACCCCGCTCGGGGCGGTTTTCAGGATGAAGACCACTCGGAGCCATCATGTCGGCAAATTCTACGGACACCACGCAGATCCTCGGATTGCTCCAGCAGTCGATCGAGGCTGCGATGCGGAAATCTACAATACCTCGCGAAGCTTTCTCCAGGGAGGAAGTCGCGGAAATTCTCGGTGTCTCTGTCCGTACGATCGATGGCCTGATCGATTCCCAGCAGCTCCGAGCCGTCAAAATCGGTAGGCATCTGAGAATCGACCGCAAGGAAATCGATCGGTTTTTAGGCCGGTAGTGAATGAGCTCGATCTACAAACACAAGCACCGAGGGTGGTACTGTTGCGTTACCTTGCCGTCTGGCCGACGATGCCAGATCTACTTGGGCAAGGTGACTAAGGCCGGTGCGGAAACCGTCCGACGAAACGTCGAGCGTCTGATGGCGAGCAACAATGTCGGGATCGAACCGGATCCCCAGATCCAAGCTTGGCTCGCGTTGTGTGACGCTCGATTCCGTGCCAAGCTCCAGGCCGCTGGGCTACTTGCCAAGTGGAAACCGCCGACCGCCTCGCCGCTGCTCTCGATCGTTTGGGATGCTTATGTGTCCAAGCGAGCCGACTTTGCCGTCAGTTCGCTCAAGGGCTTCAAAACCGCTCGGAAGCATGCGGTCGACAACCTTGGCGATCGTCTGATCAGTGAGATCACCATCGCCGACGCGAAACATTTCGCACTGAGGATGGAGTCCGTTCACGCCGCCGCCCACGCGAAAAAGATCGTCGAACGGACCAAACAAGTCCTGCAGGACGCCGTCGATTCCCGACTTTTGGCGACCAATCCATTTGCCGGGGTCAATCTGCGAGCCAAGATCGATCGAACCAAGGATCACCATTTGACCGAGGCCGACGCGATGAAAGTGCTCGATAAGCTCGGATCGATTCAAGCGAAGGCCTCGTTTGTGCTGGCGAGGTTTGCAGGCCTGCGGATCCCACACGAGCTGCTGCCCCTGACATGGCAACATGTGGACTTTGAAAAGCACAGAATCACAATCCCGACGGGGACCAAGACCGGCCAGCGGGTCGTGCCGATGGTCCCGATCGTCTATGAGCACATGCTACGCCTGGCTGAGACTGCCGACACATCGCCTTGGGTATTCAGCCGAGCTCGGGCCAGTGCGGGTACAACCCTGCGACGGTGGCTCGAATCGGCGATCTTGCTGGCTGGTTTGAAGCAATGGCCGAAGCTTTGGCACAACCTTCGGGCCTCATGCCGAACCGACATGGAGGAACGATTTGCGTCGCACGTTTGCGAGGCCTGGTTTGGCCATTCCAAGCGGGTAGCCAAGGATCATTACCTGATGGTCACCGACGAGCACTGGACCAAGGCGATCGAGAAACCGAAGGAAAAGAGCGATGTACGGCGCGGGTCCAATGTACGGCGCGACGTACGGCGCTAATCGGGTCCGAGCGTGTTTGAGCGTGTCCGAGCGTGTCTCGGTACGTAAAAAAACCCTGGAAAACCAGGGTTTACGATGCGTTTAAGTACCCCTGCAAGGGGTCGAACATACATCGAGAAACATAAGGATTTGCGACCTGTTTTGGGGGTGGGTACGGCGCATCGTACGCAAGGAATCGCATCGCCATCAGCTCACGCTACAGCTCATGTAGCAATGCTACAGATCGTGTAGCAAATGCGTCCTTTGCCTGGATCCCAAAAGTTTTCGGGGATTTGAACGCAAAAAAGTTTTGAGCCCAAAATTTCGCGGGTCCCTCTCAGAGGCCCCCCCTTCCCGCCCCCAATGGGAACAGTCGGGAGATTAGACACACTTTCTTTTTGTAACTCCCGTTTGGCGATTTTTGAGACTGTTGCGGTACGGTGGTCCTATTATCTGATCGGACCCAACTACTCAATTGTCTCAAACATGGCGAAGAATCATGTGACCGTCATTTTGCTTTGGCTGCTTCTGGCCATGGGGTGCGCCCCTGCTCCGTCTTATGTTTCGCTCCCTGCTCCGAGGGCAGAGACCCCGGCGATCAACCCACCGATGTCACTTCGCCAGAAGAACTGGCTGAGTCAAGCCAACGAGGGGAGCTGCGTCCATGCAAGCTTGTCTTCGATGCTCCATTGGCAGAACAAGATCGAGCTGGCCAAGTGGTGGCGATCGCAGTACTCCGGGGGAGAGTGGACCGACCAACTAAGACGTCGACTCGATGCGGCCAAGATCCCTTATGCCTACACCGAACGAGCCAACCTCCAACTGCTCGACGATGCGCACAACGCTCGGCGCGGTGCTTTGCTCTGGTGGAAGCCGTCGCACTGCTGCACCTTTGTCGGGTGGGCCAAAGGCACTGACGGCAAAGTCTACGCATGCATTCTGGATAACAACCAAACCGATCGGTACGAGTTCGTCGAACGATCGCAGTTTCACAAGGCTTGGGCTGGGTACGGAGGATTCGCGTTGACCACGCTGTACGACCCTCCGAGCCCTCCTGTTTTTCAGTCGTACAAAGCGGTCGAGGATGAATGGAAATGGTAAGTTGCCAAGAATGCCCTGGTGGGGGACAACGTGTCAAAATCGTGCTTTCGTTCGGTCTGGTGGCTCTGGCTCTGTTTAGCGCTCTGTGCGTTGTCGTGGGCCAGCGAGTTGCTCCGCGAATTGAGCAATCCCTCGGGATCGACCAACCAGTCGAGCGATCTTTTTCCCCGGGGGGAGTGAGCTACGACGAGCTGCGAAACGCGCCGCTCAACAGCGTACCGGTCAACGAGAGTGCAGCCCGGGAAATCAAGCGACAAGATGTCTACTGTCCACCATGCGACCAAATGAAAGCACCTGGATTCACTCGCAATCCGGTGTACTTGCTGCCGTTCGCACAGGCCGGAGCTTCGCCCTCGCAGCCTGCCAAGAACCAGGTCACAGTCACTTCCACCCCCTGGGCCAATAAGTACTCGCTGGCGGTCTTCGTCGGAACGGACCAGGCCTCACAGAGATTGCTCGACTGGGTCAATCGGGATCCGCAGTTGTCCGACCTGCGCAAGAACGTCAATTTCCAGGCCTACACCAAGGACAATCCGCTGTATCGAGAACGGTTCGGTGGCGTTGTACCCACCGACCAATTTCCGGCGGTCGTTTTCACCGATGCCCGTGGCGGACATGTCTACGTTGCGGGATCCTCGTCGCTCCCCTCGTCTGCGTCCGGCCTGTATGCAGCCCTCAAAGAATCAACGCAGATTCAACAGCAAGCTACTCAACCAGCTCAAGACCCTAGCCCTCCGATGGCTCAAGAGTTTGATCCGGCTTGTCCTGACGGCAATTGCCCACCTAGCCGCGTGCCTCTCCTGAATCCGGATCGCGAAAAGCTTTTCCCCAATCTGCGACCTAAAGACCAAGACCCAATCCAATCCCTCCTGTATTGGATCTGGAATCCCGGCGAAGCGATCCTCGCTGGATTGTGCGCAGTCGCTTTTCTCGTCCTGCTCTTTGTCGTCGTACTCAAGGTGATCCGCTCATGACCCTTTTTCTACTTCTCATCGTGCTCGTCGCTCTATTGTTGGCCGCTATTTGGTGGAACCCGAAGCGGCCACCCAAGGCTGCTGCGCAGCCATCGCTTTTTGCCGCTCTGTCGTCGCCTTCGTCGGTCTCGACCGATCGCGATGCGGTGCTAGAGGCTGAGATCGCCGAGATCGTCGAGGTCATTAGACAAGACGAAGCCGACCGCCGCCGCGCCGCAGCTCTCGATCGACTTGCATCCCTCCAGACTCCCAGCAAGAAAACCAAATGACCACTCCAGCAATCACTGATCAACAGATCGCCGACGCTGCCGCCGCCCCACAGAGCGTCTCGGCTGACGGCGTGACCGTGACGAATCGCAGCATGGCCGACATGCGGGAGGCTCGTGAGGAACTGGCCAGCAATCAGAACGCCTCCAAGCCACGACGCGGTGTCCTGTTCGCCAAGATGATTCCTGGGTCGGCAAGGGGGCAATGATGCCTGGCTGGGTCACCGTACTGATAACATCGATCCTTCGAGCCCTTACCACGGCCTCGTCGCGCCATCTGTTTTTTGGGGCTGGCTGGTTCCTCCTGCTAGCTGGCCTGATCTTCAATTCGATGGCCACTCTCATCCTCGGTGGGGCCGTGGTTTTCTTCCTTTTCATGAATCCTCAGCCAAAGAGCTAATCTTATGATGCTGCTCGATCAATACGGAAAGCCGATCGACACAAAGGCCCTGGCTGCCGCTCGTCGGGTCCAGGATCGAGCCAAGCGAATGGACTCGCTGTCGGCGTCCTATGATGCTGCGGCCAACACGGCCGAGACTCAGAAGCACTGGCGATACGCCGACAACCTGTCCGCTGCCGCTGCCAACTCGGTATCGGTTAGAAAGACACTGCGCGAGCGATCCCGCTACGAGTGCCTCGAGAACAACTCGTTCGCCAAGGGTATCGTTTTGACCCTGGCCAACGACACGATCTCCACCGGCCCGAGTCTCCAGGTGATGCTGCCCGATTCGTCTGCTTCTCGGATGATCGAGCAGAAGTGGCGAAAGTGGTGCAAGGATGTCCGGCTTGCGAGCAAGCTTCGCACCGCTCGAATGAGCAAGGTGATCGACGGCGAGACGATCATCCTCAAGGGCAACAACCCTCGCAGCAAGAACGATGTCAAGCTCGATCTGCGAGTCATCGAGTGTGACC